GTTTATTCAGTCACTCCCATGTTGCGTCCAACATTTATATTATAATACCTTACTATTTATATGTCAACCCCTTCATCTAAATCCTTTTCAACCTTCTTTATTGTCTCATCTAATTGCTGAAAAAACTTGTCCATACCTGTCATTTCATTGAATCCAAACATCTGTGCTGTATCTAGAATGTGTTCTTTTACTTGCATAGCCTCTGGATCATCTGATAATGAAACACGAAAGAAGAATATTTTTTGCTTCTCTAGAAATAACTTTAACTTTCTCACGTAATCCTTTTTTTCATCTTCACTAAGTAATCTAGGATTTGCCATCGTATGTGCTAGATCATCTTGTATCTCAGCAAGTTCTGCAAGTGCTGCTCTAACCTGTGCTGATTTAAAAAATTCAGTCATGAATCTCTCCCTTTTACTTTTTCAATTAAATGTTTTTTATATTGTACCATATTGATATTTAGAAATGGAATATACTTCTTTATTTTTAAACTGACGGATTCCCACACTGGGTCAATCAATTTACTATCATGTTCTTTGACATAAGAAAAGATATTTTCATAGATAATCATCTCTTCAATTGATATACTATTTGAAAGATACTCTTTGAGTATTGGTGAGTGTCCTTTCTTACATGAAAATAAATCTTCGATATCATATTCTTCTATGATTCTATCTGCATTTACCTTAAATGTTTCAAATAAATTTTTTATATGCTCTACCCACTCTGAATATTTCTTTTCTCCACTATCAATAATCAATCCAATCCATACACCTTGGGGATCAAATGTCTGAGTGAAGTTTGCAAGAAAGAAGTTTTGTATCTCCTGTTCTGTTTTCTTTCTTGACATTCTTTCAAAGAAGTATCTGTCCTTTCTCTTATGAAAGGCCGCAGTGGATGCTCTGGAACGACCACGATACTTGAAGTAATCATACTTCTCTTTTGTAAAGTGGTTTTTGAATGCCAGATAAGTTTTGTATACTTCAATCGGGGTCAAATAATTATAAAGGTAATTTTGCTCTGGATGTTTTTTTCATGAAGTTAAGTTGCTGTGCATCATATTTTAATTTCTCTTTTAAAGGCTTGGAAATTAATTTTGATACAGCATCTAACTCTATCTTATTCTCTTCACAGAAGGTAACGATGGCATCAATATAATTAAAGTTATTCACTTTAGCTATTTTTTCTACCTCTTCTGCAAATCGTGATTGACAAAGGAACTTCTCCTTCATGATATCATCAACTTTAGTTGTCATATTCTCTTGTTTTGTATTCGACAAATTTTTTAATGTATTTGGTAAGAAGTTTAATATACTCACCTTTGTCTCTTTTTTCATAGACTTTGCATTCTCCATTTTCAGCTACCATGATAGTGATTAATTTTTTAACTGGAATACCAGTCATTTCAAAGTACATACATGCGTATGCTGTCTCTTGAACGTAGTAGTTCTCGATCCATTTTTCGGGTTTAATTTTTGCTGAAGTCTTAAAGTCTATTACTGCAAGTTCTCCATCATACTCTGCTATACAATCAACTCGGCCTGCAAGACCAAAGTAATCGCTATATAAAGATTTCTCTAAAGCATGTATGTTATCTATACGATCAAGAAGTTTCTTAGATTGTAAGAATAAGAACTTAGTAGAGGGAAGAACATTTTCCAATTTGTTAATGTCTTCATTCTTTAAGTAGTGTTCAACTAAATCATGATACTTGGTTCCTCTAAAAGTAGATTCCCTAGTTATCTTGTTTGCTTTTTCATCACCAACTTTTTTTCTCCATTCATAAAATATTTCACGATTGTAGAAACTTGTAACTGATGTGATAGAAGGATATAAATCCCCAGATGGAACTTTGTAAAAACGAGTTCCATCAATGCTTGTTGTTTGTAAATCAACTTCACCTTTTAAATAATCTAAGTGTTTAAACATTACATACCTAAAGCAATTTTTGTAAGGAGATAATTTCTGACAAGTCCAGAACGAACTATATCATCGATATCGAATTCAATAGATTCAAAATCATTAGTCATTGATAGAATAACTTTTTTGAAATCTAAGATTCCGTTCCTTTCGTTGGTCTTTACAAGATCAGTTTGTGCAGCATCACCACAGAAAATGATCTTACAGTTTTCACCAACTCTTGTTATTATACTATCTAATTCATGAAAATTCAAGTTTTGCATTTCATCTACTAATATAATGCAATTATCCATTGTAGTTCCACGAATAAATGAGGTAGACCAGAACCCAACTGTCTCTTGAGTTTTGAGTGCACCATAAAGCATTTCAAAGTCCTGATCAGAAGGCATCTCGAACATGTACTTCACCATATTCTTATATGGAATCTGATATAAGAATGACTTGTCTTCATGGTCACCTGGTAAGAATCCAATCTCTCTTGTAGATACGAGAGAACGAACCACATAGACCTTTTCATATGGTGTAATTTCATTCAATACATCTCGAAGAGCAAGGTATAATGCTACGAAAGTCTTACCTGTACCTGCACATCCATATGCAAATATATTTTTTCCTTTCTCATATGCATCAAAAAATTTCTCCTGATTTTTAGTTAATGGTTGAATTTCAACCATCTTATCAGTATTAATTGGTTTTTTTCTTTTTAGTTGTTTAGCACTCATGCTACCAATCCCCGAAGAGTTTCCGTTTCCGTTTCTTTTTTTAGCTGGCATTAGAATGAATAATCTCTATTTTTACGAACAGTTGAACCTGGTTGTTTTGATGCTCTGTCTAGCACTTCATTCCAACCACTAGATTTTGCTTCTCCTGTCCATCTAAACTCTCTTGATTGACTAGCACAACCTTCAGACCAATCTTTATCCCATTCTGGATTATCTTTTCTCCATTGATCATAAGCAGCCATTGTCATGGAGAGTTCTTTCTTCTCTTTAGTCTCTTTGTGTATTACTGGGTATGTGGGCATAAGTGTTTTAAGTTTTGTAAAGTTATTTAGACCCATTCAAGGGCTTCGGACACAGATGGGAATTGTTCGGTAAACACCTTTCGACATCCTTCTGCGATAACCATGTGTTCTTTTTGTGTTCCGTGTGCTGATCTTAGATTAATATAATGAATCCAAGAACGACAAGAACCTGTCATATAGATCTTTGTAGGAGTACAAAGTGGTAGTACCATTCGAGCACATTCTTTTGCAACTCCTTCTTCAATCATTTGATTATAAAGACTTTGAGCAGAACTAAACAGAGTAATCATCTGACGATTTAATTTATCAACAACCTTTGCATCAAGATCATCTATACTGTTCTGACGATTCTTTGTATCTTGTCTACGCAACTCTGGTAATTCAATCTCACCTAACTGATTACTCTTTGCATATCGTTGAGAAAATTCTTGGAACGTAAAACTACGATGCCTGAGAATCTGTGCTGCGATTGCACGAGTCGTTTCAATCTCAAGTGTCATTGATGATTGCTCAAACACAGACCAATGGTTATGTTTAATACAATACTTCAACAATCCTGCATAGTTTGGATTATCTTGATTGTCTGGATTAGACACTCTGGCAATATGTGCCATCGTTTTCTCTGCATCAGGTGTGATGCTTATTAGATTAACGGTCATGATTTAGCCGTCATCATCTTCGAATACTTCGTCATAGTCCTGTATACCTTTTTTGATCTCTTCATATTTAGAAGGATCTAAGTAACTCGTAGCATCAGCATAAACTTCTGATTTGAGAGACTCAAGAACGTTTTCTAAATCGTGAATGATTGCTTTTAGTTTTGCCTTCTCCATAATAGAGTTTAGTTTTATATATTATAGCATAAAAAAGAAGGGGATCAACCCCTTCGTTTTATTTTCCATACAGGAAATGAATTTCAGCATTTATGATTGTGAGAAAGATAGCAGATGCTACCAAAATCTCAATAGTTTCAATCATTTAACACTTGTAAGTTCTTTCTTTTGACTTACACCACGGTAAGTTAGATCGACCTTGTTTGCTTGCTGTTCTTTATTCCTGTTGGTGTCGTATACAACACCTCTGTATGTGACTTTTGCCATTTGGTTTGCTCCTAAAGTAGTTGGAAATTTACACCTTTAACTCTTTCGAGTGATCCGTGTTCCCGTTCCTTCAGTCGGCTTTTGCGTCCTCAAA